AGGTCAAAGCGGCTTCGGTCCTGAACAACGGCTTTTCAGCGTCCTACCCCGGTGGTGACGGTGTGGCCCTGTTCTCGGCTTCGCATCCGCTGGTCTCGGGCGGTGTCAACAGCAACCGTTTGACGGCTTCTGACCTCAACGAAACTTCGCTTGAGGCAGCGGTGATTCAGATTGCTGGTTGGGTTGACGAACGTAGTCTCCTCATCGCGGCGAAGCCCGGCAAGCTCATCGTGCCCCCGGCATTGATGTTCACTGCCAAGCGTCTCCTCGACACGGAACTCCGTGTTTCGACTGCTGATAACGACATCAACGCTCTCAAGGCGATGGGGTCGATTCCGGGCGGTTACACGGTGAACCACTTCTTGACCGACACGAATGCGTGGTTCCTGACCACGGACGTTCCGAACGGCATGAAGCACTTCGTTCGTACCCCGCTGCAAAACAGCATGGACGGCGATTTCGACACCGGCAACGTCCGGTACAAGAGCCGCGAGCGTTATAGCTTCGGCTGGTCGGATCCGCTCGGCATGTTCGGTTCGCCGGGTTCGTCCTGATAGTTCTTTGGTGAGCTAGCTGGAATTGGGGGGCCACAAGTTACCTAGAGGCTTGTGGCCCCTCTTTTTTGATGTTATACAAGATCATCGGGAAAAAATTGCTTACCAGACAGGCCCGACTGACGACATGCAGACTGGTAAGCACAACTCGCATGTGAGGTAATTAAAATGGCTCAAACTACGTTCAGCGGTCCAGTCAATCTGGGCGTTTTCACGGTTGCTACGGCTCCTACGTCCAATGTGTCAGCCGGTTCTGTCGCCTATTTCTCAAATGGCGCTGCGGGTAGCCCGGTTCTTGCGTTTTACAACGGTACCAACTGGCTGCGTGTAGACACTCTGGCTGCTATTTCTGCTAGCTAATACCCCCTAACCCTAGGAGGGTACGACAATGCAAACAGATGTCTTAGCCAGTGCCGTCCGAACGACGACAGGGCAGATGCAGGATCAGGCCAGTAATAATCTAGGTCGGAACCGCGTAAAGGCTATTTATATCGTTCCGGCTGGTGGTGCAGGGAGTGTCGTTCTAAGAGACGGCGGTGCTTCTGGCTCTGTAAAAATTACGGTCAATACGATGGCTTCGTCCACCAGCGAGAACTATGTTCTTATGCCGGGAGAGGGGTTGCTATTTCAAACGGATATACACGCCACGCTTACCACTGTTACTTCGTTAATGGTGATATATGGCTAAAACCCCCGCATGGCAGCGGAAAGAAGGCAAAAATCCTGCTGGCGGCTTAAATGCCAAAGGCAGGGCTTCCTATAACCGTGCCAATCCCGGTAAGCCGGGGCTGAAAGCACCACAGCCGCAAGGCGGGCCTCGTAAGAAATCATTCTGTGCGCGAATGTCGGGGATGAAGAAAAAGCTTACGAGTGCCAAGACCGCCAACGACCCCAACTCCCGTATCAACAAGTCGCTTCGCGCATGGAATTGTTAAAAATGAAAAATGAAAATGTTGAAACCCTGAAAAACGTGGGTGACGCATTATCTGTCTTCACGGTAATAGGGACTCTAGTCGAAATGCTTCCTTCAGTTGCAGCGATATTTACTATCTTGTGGACGGGGATTCGTATTTACGAAACCAAAACCGTGCAAGGCTGGATTAAGAAGTGGAAAAACCGTGCCTAGTAAATCCGCTAAACAACATCGATTAATGGCCTTGGTCGCTAATAATCCGAAAGCAGCCAAGCGATTAGGTATTTCCTCGAAAGTGGGGAAAGAATTCATGAAGGCCGATAAGGGCCGTAAATTTAGGAGTAAATCGAAATGAGAATGAAACCTAAAATGATGAAAATGACCAAGAAAATGAATATGGGCGGCATGTCCTATTCTGATGGTGGCATGACCAAGAAAATGAATATGGGTGGCATGACCTATTCTAAGGGCGGCAAAACCGGCGGTTCCTACCGCAAGGCGGCTGATGGCGTTGCCAGCAAGGGCAAGACCAAAGGCAAGCAGATCAAGATGCGTATGGGCGGGATGTGCTAATGAAACGCAAAATGCGGAAATTCAGGCTCGGTGGTAGTACCGACGAAATGGGCAACAAGGCCGGATACGAAGAGTCTCCGCCAGATTTTGAAGCGCCAAAGAAGAAGTCTTTTTCGGAGGCTTTTCGTGAAGCGCGTAAGACTGGTGATGCTACCTTTACTTGGCAGGGTAAAAAGTACACGACTGAAGTAGCAGGCTCTAAAAAATCCGAAGCCCCCTACAAACCGTCTCCTTCTGTTAGTTCAAATTCCAAAAAAGAACCGGATGACATTAAACTTCCTTATAAATTTAAGGAAGAAGTAGAGTACAAACCGTCAACTCCGCGTTCTGGCGGTCGTGGCAGCAAGCCGGGTTCTGCGAAAGTTGGTACAGGGCGTTACGATGACCCAACTTCTAGTTACAAGGATCGTTTGCTTTCGCCTTTTAAGCGTTTAACTGGCGGTGATTTGTTCGGTCAGCGTAAAGTTGAGCGGGTAATGAAAGGCGCGGGCGTAGGCACGGAAGAAGCTCGTCGCAGGTTGCGCGAGGCTGGTATGAGCGGCGGCGGTCGCGTAAAGAAGTATGCGGGCGGTGGCTCGGCTCACTCTTCTGCTTCGCGTCGTGCTGACGGTATCGCCAAGAAAGGTAAGACCCGAGGTCGGATCGTCTAATTATGGATCGCATCCCTAAGTACACCGCAGGGATGTTTAAAAGAAAGATGCCCCGGTTTGGGGCGTCTTCGATCCGTATGCCGCGTATGCCTAAGCCTCCCAAGCCGCGAGTGAAGAAGTTTGCGGACGGCGGGCCTACGGGGTATGAAGAAGCCCCGCCTAGGTTTGAAGCGCCTAATAAGACTTTTAAGCAGGCTTTTACGCAGGCTAGGCAGGAAGGCAAAGAAATCTTTGAGTGGAAAGGAAAACTTTACGACTCTCAGACTAAAGAAGAACGAAAAAAGATGCTTGATGACGCTACAAGGGAATTTATGGCTAATCCGCCATATAAGAACATGGGGCGAAAGTTAGGCACGTTCAAACTGGAAAAACAGAAAGAACGGGAGACCTACATGGCTAAAGGCGGTAAAGTTCGTGGTGACGGCATCGCTAAAAAAGGTAAAACCCGAGGCAAGTTTGTATGATGGCATCTCGCGGCATGGGTGCGATTGCTAAAAACAAAGTCCCCCGTGCTGTACGCCGTGGGGACAATAAACCCGTTGAGGGCACTGGAGAGCCGATTAAAACCTTTAAGGAAGGTGGCGTAGCAGATGATGATCGTGTGGATTATGCACGGCTTAATGCACGGGTTTTGAAGGCTTTGATAAAGCGTTATGGCAGCGATGCCAAGGCTCGTGAAGTGATGCGGGTCACGGATGGCGGCGAACTTTTAAAGATTATGCGAGAGGAAGAAGCCAAGAAAGGCTATGCCGAAGGCGGCAAGGTGAAGAGCAAGGTCAATCAATCTGGCAATTACACCAAACCCGGTATGCGGAAGAGTTTGTTTGAGTCTATTAAGGCTCGTGCTGTTCAAGGCACTGGGGCAGGCCAGTGGAGTGCAAGAAAGGCACAGTTACTGGCAAAGACTTATAAAGCACGGGGCGGCGGGTACAAATGAAAGCCCCACAGCAGTCTCTTAAAGCGTGGGGTGATCAGAAATGGAGAACCAAAAGTGGCAAACCCTCTAGCAAAACGGGTGAAAGATATCTACCGGAAGCTGCGATTAAGGCTCTCAGCCCTGCGGAATATGCTCGCACAACGGCTGCAAAGCGCCGTGGCAAAGCTCAAGGCAAACAATTTGTTTCGCAGCCTAAAGGCATTAAAGAAAAAGTGAGACCGCATCGTAAGCAGGGAATGTAAATGGTAGACAAGACTACAGCAACGACGGACTTTAACCTCGACCTAAATACGATTATCGAAGAGGCTTTCGAGCGGTGTGGTGCTGAGTTGCGTACGGGTTACGACTTTCGCACTGCCAAGCGCAGTCTTGGTCTATTGCTCATGGACTGGGCGAATCGGGGTATTAACCTCTGGACGTTGCAGACTGATACCGATACTCTGACTTACAACCAAGGCACGTATGACCTTCCGGTGGATACAGTAGATTTACTTGACCATGTGATCCGCACCGGTACGGGTACAAACCAGCAAGACATTAATATCTCACGTATCTCCTCTTCGACCTACCTCTCCATTCCCAACAAGAATGCGACGGGTCGTCCGATTCAGATCTGGATTAATCGTCGTACGGGCGCGACGGGCGCGGACAACGTAATCGTCTATCCGCAGTACACGGTATGGCCGAAGCCGGATAACACTACGACTTGGACGTTGGTCTACACCAGACTTGTACGGATGTTCGACCCCGGTACGGGCGTGAATGGACAAGATATTCCGTTCCGTTTCTTGCCCTGCATGGTGGCGGGTTTGGCCTATATGATGTCGATGAAGATCCCCGGCGCAGACGCTCGGATGCCGATGCTCAAGGCTGAATATAACGAGGCGTGGGATCTCGCGGCAGGGGAAGATCGAGAGAAGGCGGCAGTGCGGTTTGTCCCACGTGAGAGCTTCTTGGGTGGTTACTAATGCCAAACAGGTTTGCAAGTGGCAAACACGCCATCGCGGAGTGCGACCGGTGTGGATTCCGGTTCAAGCTTCGCCAGTTAAAGTCTTTGGTGATCAAGACCAAGAACGTGAATATTCTGGTTTGTCCCGAGTGTTGGGAGCCAGATCAACCTCAGTTGTCTCTTGGCTTGTACCCGGTAGACGACCCGCAGGCATTGCGAAATCCCCGTCCCGATTTGAGTTATTTCGAGGTGGGTAACGACGGTGCTACCGGTAGTCGTGAGATACAATGGGGCTGGGCACCCGTAGGCGGGGCCAGAGCAGATGATGCAGGATTAACCCCAAACGATCTTGCCCCGGTTGGAGAAATTGGAACGGTTACGGTCGTCACGACCTAGGAGATTGAGATGAAAGACGGAATACGTAAGGTTGCAAAGGAAGAAGTGCGTAGGCACGAAAAGTCCATGCATAAGATGCGTGCTGGCGGCAAGACCAACAGCGACATGAAGAAGTACGGTCGCGGCATGGCGAAGGTGATGAACCAGAGGGGGCGGTAATGAAAAACACTTCTTACAATCAGCCAAAGCCCAACACCGAATCAACAGGTCGCAACGGCTACCCTGAGAAGGATGTGAACAAGGGCGTCACCCACATGGATATGAAGGGTGCAGGTGCTGCGACCAAGGGCAAGAAGTTCGTGTCGCAGATCAACCTTGAGAACAATGCCAAGTACAGGGCGGGCTGGTCGCCGTGAATTACAGTCAGCTTTCTACACTGATTCAGGAGTATTGCGAGTCTACGGAGCAGAGCTTCGTAGCCAATATTCCTACGTTTGTGCAGGTAGCTGAAGAGCGGATTTATAACTCAGTTCAGATCCCGGCGATCCGTAAAAATGTGACGGGTACGACGACGATTAACTTCCAGTACCTTGCACTACCGTCTGATTGGCTTTCGACGTTCTCATTGGCAGTGATCGACCCGACTACTGGGGATTACGAATATCTGCTCAATAAAGATGTCAATTACATTCGGCAAGCCTATCCGCCTCCGAATAGCACAGGTAAACCTGCCTATTATGCTATTTGGGACGACACTACTATGATCTTGGGACCAACTCCTGATAATACGTATTCGATGGAGTTGCATTACTATTATTATCCCGTGTCTATCGTTAATTACGGTACGTCATGGATTGGTGATAATTTTGAATCGGTTTTGCTTTATGGTTCGTTGCGCGAGGCGTACACCTACTTGAAGGGTGAAGCTGATTTGATGCAGAACTACGAAGCAAAGTATCAGGAGGCGTTGGCGCTCCTCAAACGTCTTGGCGATGGTTTGGATCGTCAGGATGCATATCGTTCTGGTCAGGTTAGAGTTCCGGTGACTTGATGTTTGATGCAACTACAGAAATCGGTCAAGTTTTCGTACAGACCACTGACCATCGTGGACATACTGTGGAAGAGATTGCGGAGCGTGCAGCTAATCGCATTCTCCGTGTCGATTCAAAAGAAGCCCTGCACCATTGGCTAGTGAAATATTTACGTGAAGCCCAAGAAGCTGAACGTCAAATGATCGACAAAAAGTTGACACAACAGGGCTATTTGGAAATTGCTCAATTAATTGGAGACCTCTAATGGCTATTACTCAGGCAATGGCGACTTCATTCAAGGTGGAAATCCTTGACGGTATTCACAACTTCGGTACGGGCGTGATTCGTGCTGCAACCACGGCTGATACGTTCAAACTTGCGCTCTACACTTCATCGGCTACGTTGAGCGCCACGACTACGGCGTACTCTTCAACTGATGAGGTTTCGTCGTCTGGCACGAACTACACGGCTGGCGGGTTGACGCTGACAATCGCGCAGGTACCGACTTCCAGCAGCACGACGGCGTTCATTGACTTTGATGATCTGACCTTCCCGAGTGCAACGATCACGGCCAACGGTGCTTTGATCTATAACTCAACTCAGGGAAATAAGGCTGTTGCGGTGCTGGCGTTTGGTGGGGATAAGACCTCGACGGCGGGCAACTTCACCATCCAGTTCCCGGCTGCTGCGGCATCGACTGCGATCCTTCGTATCGCCTAATTTAGTTAGGCAAGGACCGTGGCAGGCGTCATTGTCGCCTTCAGCGGTTGGAACGCTTCTGGCGTAGGCTGGGGCGAGCAAGGTTGGGGCGAAGGTGTAGGTAACCTTACTGCGACAAGTGCGGTAGGAACTGTCACGCTTTCTACTGATCAAGTTATTGTCGTAACCGGACTGGCAGCGACGGGGGAAATTGGGACTGTATTTGTCGTTACGGATCAAATCCTTGCCGTTATCGGTGTTGCAAGCACGGGGCAGATTGGTGATGTAACTGTAGATACCACGCAGTACGTACCGGTTACGGGCGTTGAGGCTATAGGAGAATTAGGCGACGAAGTGATCGTTGCCACGGCGGTTGTCATAGAAGACAGCGTTACCGGTACTGGGCAGCTTGGCACTGTAACTATATTCATTTCTGCTGGTGCGCTGGTTACTAGCGTAACGGGTACAGGTCAGATTGGTACGGTATCCGTTGCAGCAGATGCTTCGTTTGCAGTAACAGGTATAGCGGGCACCGGGGAACTTGGTGACGAGATTATCGTTGCCACGGCAGTGGTTGTTGAGGATGGGGTCGAAGGTACTGGAGAAATCGGTACCGTCTCTTTTATTCTTGATTGCAAATTTCCGGTTACGGGCGTTGCAGGCACCGGACAACTTGGTACGGTTGAGCAGAAATCTGAGTATCTTGTCACAGGGGTATCTGCAACAGGTCAGGTTGGTACAGTTACAACCGAGGTCGCGTATCTTGTGACAGGAGTATCTGCAACGGGTAATATCGGTTCCCAATCGCCCGCAGTTAATGTCTGGGGTTTGATTAACACAAATCAGAACGCGAACTGGACACAAATCGCGGCGTGAGGTACGTAAATGGCAAGCACATTCAGCACTAATCTGGCCCTTGAACTGATCGGTACAGGCGATCAGGCGGGATCGTGGGGCAATACCACAAATACTAACCTTGGAACCCTGATTGAACAGGCGATTTCGGGTTACGTCACGCAGGCCATGACGACGGGTAATACAACCTCCATCACGATTCCAGATGGAGCCACGGGTGTTGCTCGTAACATGTATCTTGAATTGACGGGTACGGGCGGCACTAACACGGTGCTTGCGGTTCCCTCAAACAAAAAACTTTACTTTGTCTTTAACAACACGACTGGTGCAGTGACCATAAAGGTTGGTGCGGGCACAGGCGTATCTCTTGCTGCGACTGAGAAGAAAATTCTAGTCAGTAACGGCACAGACGTTGTTGAAGCCACGACTTATCTGACGGCGGTTGGCGGTAGTCTGAACCTGTCTACTTTGACTGCGACTAGTGCCAACATCACTACAATGTCTGGCACGACTGCTACATATACGTCGGCTACTGTCTCAAACCTCAGTTCGACTTCAGCCAATATCAGCACGCTGACAGGCACCAACTGGTCAGCCACAAGTTTGACGTTGACGAACGCGCTTACTAGAGCGCAAGGTGGTACGGGACTTTCAACCACGCCGACGAACGGGCAGGTCCTGATCGGCAACGGCTCTGGCTACACCCTGTCTACGATTACGGCAGGGTCGGGAATCATTGTCACCAACGCAACGGGCAGTATTTCAATCTCTGCTTCGGCTTCTGGCGGCGGTCTTCCGACGATGAATGTCGTGACGGGAACTACTCAAGCAGCGGTAGCTAGTAACCAGTATGTATTAACCAACGCAGCGACAACTACGGTAACTTTGCCTGCTTCACCTGCTGCTGGAGATACGGTTTATATAACGGTATTAAATAGATTGACTACGAATGTTGTAGCACGTAACGGGCAAAATATTCAGGGACTCGCTGAAAATTTAACTCTGGATGCCCCTTACGCATCAGCACAACTTCGCTATTCTGACGCAACTAGAGGATGGGTTTTAACATGAGCGTTTATTCACAATTCAACACGATGCCGACTAACCCTCGTGCAGTGCAAGTTATTACCTCTACACAAAACTGGACTCCTCCCGCATCAGGCTGGGTCAATTTTGTTGCCATAGGCGCTGGCGGTGGCGGTACTGGTGGGTACGAGCTATATGACAATTCCGGAATGCACAGCAGTAGTTCAGCCGGTAGAGGTGGCGCTGCTGGCGGGCTTGCTATCAAATCGATTTATGTAACTAAAGGGCAGTCTTATACGATCACCATAGGCGCTGGTGGCGCTGGCGCGACGAACGGAAATAATGCTACTACTGGTGGAGCTACTACCATAGTGGGTCCCGGTATCAGTCTGACAGTTACTGGCGGGGCCGGAGCTAATAAAAACGTTGCCTCTGTTGGTGGCACCGTAGTAAATACAGCAAACGCCACTTACGATTTTTATGCACAAGGTGGTGGCGCAAATAGTTATGGCGGAGGCGCTGTAGCAATTTATGGAAATACTGTATTTGCCACTTCTAATGGTGCACAGGGTGCAGGCGCAGGGAGTCCATTAGGTTACGGGTTCCCGGTTGCATTAGGACCTAATGCTACACCTAAAATTCCTGCGGTGTCTTCCGAAGGTGGATTAGTACCGGCTGCTGGTACCGCCGCTCAATCCGCCGCAAATTCTGGCGGCGCAGGAGTAGGTAACTCCGCAACCAGTAATAATTATTTTATTACTCAATCATCTGGTTCTGGAGCATTCGCTGGTGGATCTCAAGCTAATGCCGCGGGATATTTTTATGTCTATGGTGCCGTTGCAGTTGCACGCGGCGGTGTTGCGGGTACTGGAGCCGGCGGCGCCGGCCCTTATTCATATGTCCAAACAGATTATCCTAGTTATTTCGCCGGTCCGTCTTCTGAAGGTAGCGCCGGCGGCGCTGGATGCGTAATTGTGGAGATCCTCTAATGGAGAACGTATACGAAGTTTTTTCAACTAGTGGCGTATCTCTCGGGGTAATCGTTGCCACAGAAGAAGTGGTGAATGTTAAATATCCGGGGCGATACGTTTTTATTCGGGAAAATAATGCTATCCCCCCTGTAATAGTTAGTCAGGAATTTAAAAAACGGTTTACAGAAACGGAACTTACTACCCTGACTAATTTCGTTGCTGCGACTCAAAAAACATGTCTTAAAAATCTTTTAACGATACTTGATACCGTTGACGTAAAGTATGTCTTTGGAAACGCCCCTGCTGACAAAGATAAAGCGGCAGCGATTGCAGCAAACATACTTACTGCGGAGCGAGCCGACATTGTATTTAGTACGCATGTAACCCCCGCTGAATCGCCATTTTACTAATAGGTGCTGCCATGATGACAATGATCAGCACCTTCTTGTCCTTCCTTGCGGGTGGCCTGCCAAAGATCTTGTCAATCTTCCAAGACCGGCAGGATAAAAAGCACGAGTTGGCTCTTGTTGCCGCCCAGAAGGAGCGTGAGTTGGCGTTAGCCGAGAAAGGCTTTATCGCGCAAGCACGGGTAGAGGAAATCAAACTGGAGCAGATCCAAACCCAAACCGCAGGCGAGGAACGTCAGGCGCTCTACGAACACGATGTCAAGATTGGCGAAGGCGCATCGCAGTGGATGATTAACCTACGCGCCTCGGTGCGCCCGGTGGTGACCTACATCTTTGTGTTGGAGTTGGTCGCGCTGAATGTGGCTGGTGTTTGGTACGCCTACACGACGGGCATCCCGTTTGCGATTGCGATGGAGAATGTATTCTCGGATGACGAGATGTTAATTCTGTCCTCAATTATCGCCTTTTGGTTCGGGACGCAGGCTTTTGGCAAGAAGTGAAAGTCAGCCCTGCCGCCATCCAAATGATCAAGCACCACGAAGGGGTGAGGACTAAGCCTTACCGCTGTCCGGCGCTGCTTTGGACGGTGGGCGTGGGCCATGTTATCGATCCGACTCATGCAACGGTGAAGTATGAGGAGCGTCGCAATCTACCGATACCCCAAGGCTGGGATCGCGTCCTTACGATGGGAGAGGTGGATACTATTCTTGCTGAAGACCTTGGCCGGTTTGAGCGTGGTGTTCTTCGACTTTGCCCTGCTGCTACTGGCCGTCAAGGAATCTTCGATGCTCTCGTATCTTTTTCGTTTAATGTCGGACTAGGTAATCTCCAGAGATCCTCTCTGCGGATGAAGACCAACCGGGGCGAACTGGAAGACGCAGCGGACGAGTTTCTCAAATGGACCAAGGCAGGTGGTAGAGTACTGCCGGGATTAGTCAAACGCCGTAATGATGAACGTGCGTTGTATCTGTCAGGAGTTGCCTAGATGCCCTTACAGAAACTGGAACTGCGCCCCGGCGTAAACCGCGAGTCTACTTCGTATGCTAACGAGGGCGGCTTCTTCGCGGGCGACAAAATTCGGTTCCGATCTGGGTACGCTGAGAAAATTGGCGGCTGGCAGAGTATTAATGTAGGAGGCAGCACATTTAAAGGCGCGTGCCGGATGCTGTGGAACTGGATCACGACCGTGGGCCAGAATCTTCTTGGCGTTGCGACCAATCAAAAGGTTTACGTAGAACTGGGCGGTACTTACCACGACATCACGCCACTTGGAAATTCTCTTACCCTTTCTCAAGATCCTTTTTCAACTACTTCCGGCAGTCGTCTTGTCACGGTGACTGCCACAGGGCATCTTTCCAGTATCGGCACTTATGTAAACTTTTCTGGTGCAACGGCGGTAGCCAGTCTGACCATTAGCGGCGATTACGAAATTCAATCTATACCTACCGCTAACACGTTTACGTTTTATGCCGATAGCAATGCGGGATCAACGACCACGGGTGGTGGTTCACTTGTAATAGCCAAGTTTGATATCGATGCGGGTCTTGCTACATACACGCCGTACGTGGGCTGGGGCGGGCCTCCGTGGGGATCAGGGGGTTGGGGTTCTGTCACGGGCGTCGGTATACCGATGCGACTTTGGTCTATGTTCAATTACGGGGACGATCTTGTTTTTGCACAGCGCGAAGGCGAGATTTATTTCTGGACGTTAAATACGTCTACGTGGCCCCGTGCTGTGACGCTGGAAGAAAAAACCAACACTGAAATTAAGACGATCACAACGGCTACGGCAGCATCTGGGGCAGTTTCAATTGTTGTAGCAGATGCAACTGGTATCAATACAGGCTCAGTTGTTTCTGGTAGCGGGATCATTTCCGGCTCATATGTAACAACTGCATGGACAGGTGGACAGACAATTACAATTTCTGCGGCTACTACGTCTTCCCTTACTGCTACGGCGGTGTCGTTTAGCTATGCGGGTCGGCATGTACCTAATGAAGTCAACTTCATTATTGATTCGCCTGTTAATGATTTTGTTATTACGTGCGGTTCTACGCCATACGATCCAACAAATTTTACCACGGCATTTAATCCGCTTCTTGTGCGTTGGTCGGATCAAAGTAATATTTACGAATTTGTGCCGGAAGTTACAAATCAGTCGGGCGAACAAACTTTATCGCACGGTTCTTACATCGTGACGGCTGTTAATACTCGTCAGGAAATCTTGATTTGGACGGATACCGCGATCTTTTCGATGCAGTACGTTGGTCCGCCATTTGTGTGGTCGTTTAGTCTTTTGGATCAAGACGTATCAATAGCGTCTCCAAACTCTATGCTGACCGTGAACAATGTGGTCTATTGGATGGGCCGTGATAAGTTCTTTATGTATTCCGGTCGCGTTGAAACGCTGCCTTGTACCTTGCGTCAGTTTGTTTTTAACGATATTAATTACGATCAGCTTGATCAAGTCGTGGCGGGAGCCAATGAAGGCTTCAACGAAATTTGGTGGTTCTACCCATCCGCTAATAGTACAGTTAATGACCGATATGTGATCTACAACTATCTTGAGCGCATCTGGTATTACGGCAATATCAACCGTTCGTTCTGGTCAGAGCATTCACAACGTAACTATCCGATTGCAGCGTTCAGTCTTCAAACAGGCTACCTTGCTTCGGCAATCAACTCGACCATTACTACTATTGCACTCACGGATGCGCTCTCATATCCGTCATCTGGCACGATCCAGATTGACTCGGAAAAAATTACGTATGCAGCTAAAACCAACAATACGTTGACGGGCTGCGTCCGTGGAGTAGACGGTACAACTGCGGCTTCGCATGATCAGTACGCTTTTGCTTCGTACTATGTCCCCAATCAAGCCATGCTGCATGAAGTGGGTAACGATGATGCGTCGGTTAGTCCGTCGCTGCCTATTGAAGCTTTTATTGAAACATCTGACTTTGATATTCAAGACGGTCAAAGTTTTGGCTACGTCTGGCGCATGTTGCCTGACCTTAACTTTACGGGATCTTCAGCATCCAGCCCAACGGTTACTTTGACAGTCAAGCCAAGGCAGAACTCAGGCAGTAACTACACCACGGCAGACCAACCGACCGTAACGCGCACCTCAGTGATTCCGATTCAGCAATACACGGGTCAGGTCTACACGCGGGTTCGTGGCCGTCAGATGGCGTTCCGTGTGGACTCGACCGCGCTGGGTGTTGCGTGGCAAATGGGCATGATGCGTATTGATGTCCGACCGGATGGGCGTCGATAATGGCAGATAATATCGCCTCACCGAACTTGCCCATATCCCCAGCTACATGGGACCAGCGGTTTCAGGATCAGTTTGCCAACGTTTTACGTTTGTTCTTCACACGCTTAACCAACAAGGTTAATGCGCCAATTCCCCACGCTTCATATTACGACACGACCACCCAGACGAACCCGGTAGCCAACACGGTCAATCTTTTTACGTATAACTCAGTAGAGTCTGAATACCAAGTTACTCGCGGCGTGCCTACGTCCAAGATTTTCTTTACTAACACCGGGCTGTATAACATTCAGTTTTCGGCGCAGTTGGACAAGACGGGTGGTGGCAAGGACAGTATTTTTATCTGGCCCCGCATTAATGGGGTCAACGTGCCAGACAGCGCGACCAAGGTCGTGATCCAAGGCTCTACGGATGAAGTCGTAGCCGCGTGGAACTTCTTGTTGGTATTAAAAGCCGGGGATTATTTTGAGTTGGCTTGGCAATCTAACGATACAGATCTCGTCATTTTAGCCCAGAGCGCAGCCAGCAATTACCCCGGCATCCCGTCCATCATTTTGACAGCCACGTGGGTGTCGAATGACGAGGCAAACACATGATACGATTTAAATATCTTTTCCCCGTGGGGGGTTTATGAACCAGTATCCGATGCAGGGTGTCGCTTCTCTTGTAGCCGCGCAGGGTCGCGGCGGAGATAGCACTCTTGTCCATATGACGCCCGACGAAGTGCGAAGCCTTCAGGCACTAGCACGGTCACGTGGAATGGAATTGCCGATCAATCCTGAAACGGGTTATCCCGAGGCAAACTTTCTTTCTAATTTTTTGAGGTCTATAGGCAGAGGTATAAGTACTGTTGCTACCACTGCCCTCCAAAACCCCCTAACTACGTCCCTAATAACCGGCGCAGCCTACGGCGCTATTAAGGGCGATTTGCAGAAGGGTCTTGATGCGGGCATGAAAGCCTACGCCGGAACCAGAATTCTGGGCGGGATTACTTCTGCTATGGGTCAAGGGGTGGGTAAAACGACGGCGACTAAATCTCCAACGCCTGATGAGTTGGCGCGGATGTCTGACGAAGATGTTTTAACCAATACCGTCTACGGGGGGTTGCCTGCTGCTGCGATTGGTAAACCTCAAACTACTGTGCGCTCACCCAGCGGCATCGAAAATGCTTTACGAAACATACTGGGCGGCGGTCAGCCGGGTACTGCACAGCAAGGGCAGCAAAGGCAAGGAGGACTGTTCCGGTCAGGCGACCCGATAATGGACGCCATAATGATGTATGCGGCTAAGAAAGCAGAACAAAAAATAACGGGTCAACGACCGGGTATTCCGACTCCGCAACCAACGCAGTATCGAAACGTGCAGTTTTCACGTGGGCAAGTCAACCCTCGCTTTGGTGAACCGGGTCAGCCGTACTTTATCGGTGGGGGTTATACCGATCAGGGCTACACCACGCAGTATCCGGGCTATACGCAGAACCCTGCTGCTACTCCGCAGGGCCAACAGGGACAGGCTCCACCCGGTCAGCCACCACCTAACATACCCAGTCCAAGAAGAACTGAACCGTTAGAGTTTTATCGTCCGCGTCCAACTGAATCGGGCTATTCGATGGCCGGGGGCGGTATTGTGCCGCGTCCAAATCCTAATTTCCCGATGTCGCGGGTGCGAGACAACGGCTATGAAGTTCCTGTCGATACTTATACTGGCGAGGAAACTTTTGCGGAAGGCGGTGTAACAGACACCGAAGAAGAAAGGAGGCGTAAGTATTACGAGGATCTGCGCCCTTTCGCTCCCGCCCTGACTGACTGGTACCGTGGCCTTCCCGCCACGGAGAATACCGCTGATCAGGGCGACACTTCTTCTTTAAGGGAAATCGATCCGCTCACAGGTCTTACTCAACCCACGCCTCGCGGTGTAGGTACAGGTATTGCCTCTCTTAAACCTTACGATAAAAACCTTGCTGAATGGTATAGATCGCTTTTGAACCCACCGATTGGCAGATCGCCAGTCGATATGGGGAATTACTACGACACTTCTGGGATTCGCGGAGAAACTCAATACGGTCCCGTAGTTAAATACCCAGAAGTTGTCCCGCCTCCTCCACCTCCCCCGCCGCCCCCGCCACCGCCTAAACCACGATGTCCGGCAGGTACTGCTCGTGCGGGTGAGGAATATGACCCAATAGATTTTTTAACAGGTCAAGACCCGTGCGGAGCAATTAAATGCCCAGATGGTTCGGCACCGGATTCCGCAGGCAATTGCATCAAAAAATGCGCGGATGGTTCATTACCCGATGCTAACGGGAATTGCGTTAAAAAATGCCCGGACGGATCTATTCCAGACGCTAGGTACGGCTGCGATAAACCCGTATTGTGCGGAGACGGATCGCTTCCAGATCCAGTAACGGGCAAGTGTCCTGTTAGAAAATGCCCAGACGGATCAGATCCTGATCCTGAGTACGGTTGTGACCGTGGGCGACGTTGTGACGATGGCTCACTCCCGGATGCAAACGGATTCTGTCCGGAAGACTTGTGCCCAGACGGTAAGCCCAAGGATCCTGTCCTAGGCTGTGATAGGCCGAAACGGTGTAATGACGGTTCACTCCCGGATGCAAACGGATTCTGTCCGGAAGACTTATGTCCAGACGGTAAACCCAAAGATCCCGTCTTAGGTTGCGATAGACCAAGACGTTGTAATGACGGCTCGCTGCCAAACGCAAACGGCGAATGTCCTGAAGATAATCTTTGCGCTGATGGCAAGCCTAAAGATCCGGTTTACGGCTGTGACAGACCAAAACTATGTGACGATGGTTCGCTACCGGATGCTAACGGGAACTGTCCCTCAACCCGTAAATGCCCAGACGGATCAGATCCTGATCCTGTCTATGGTTGTGACAAAAGAGAAAGATGCGAAGACGGATCTCTTCCTGATCCTGTTTTTGGTTGCAACAAATTTAAACTTTGTTCTAACGGAAAACTTCCAGATAAAAACGGATTTTGCGACGGAGACAAGTGCCCAGACGGATCTAAACCTGATCCTGATTTAGGCTGTCAAAAGAAAGACAACAAGTGTCCAGACGGATCAGATCCTGATCCTGTCTATGGTTGCGATAAAAAACCAGAAAAGTGTCCAGACGGGTCGCCTCGTGATCCTGTTTGGGGCTGCATGAAAGCCAGAACTTGCGACGATGGTTCTGCTCCTAACGCGCTTGGGGAATGCCCTGAAGATAAATGTCCAGATGGCTTGCCTAAAGATAAAAACGGTAAGTGCCCAGAAAATAGAAAATGTTCTGACGGATCTACCCCAGATCCTGATTACGGCTGCACTAAGCCAAGAATCTGTGCGGACGGTAATGTTGCTGACTACACCAAGTCTCCGACAGGGTTCTGTCTTGAAGACATAACCGACGTTGTTAAAAAATGTCCTGACGGTAAGGAGCCTAACGAAGAAGGCATCTGCGGAAATGGCAGATGTGCGGACGGTTCTAAACCAGTTGAATCCTACGGATGTAACAAACCAGAAGGTTCAAACACCTGCGCGCAGGAAATGGGTCCTGACGGCGAGGATATGATCCGTGACCCGATTACGGGCAAGTGCAGATATCCGACTGGCAAACCGCCAAAACCTAAATGTCCAGATGGTACTGAACCACATCCAATTTTTGGTTGCGATGATTTTACGTTGTGTCCGCAAGGAACAAGAGAGAACGTTTACTTAAAAATGTTGGGGCTTAAATGGCCTCTCTACTGCGTTCCAATTATCGACATTCAAGTAAAAAGGTGTGTTGACGGAAGTAAAGCCACTGATCATCCAAATAACACATGCCCCGAAGATAGCCCACCACCTCCGAGCAGGTCTCGTGCACCTAAAACTGCTAGTGGGTCGTGTCCTCCGGGGTACATGCCGGACTTTAAAGGTTATGAAGCCGATGGCGTGACTCCAATTTACGCGGAAGATTGCATCAATATTCCCGAAGGCGGTGACGGTGATGGTGGCGGCGGGGGCGGGGGCGGTGGCGGCGGTGGGACTAGAGGTATGCCGCAGTGTAGCTTTGGTACTTACTACGATTGGGTCCAAGATCGTTGTGTAGGATGGTGGGAGGACACGCCGGGTCCCAGAGAAGGACGGGTATTCTGTGGATACACAGATAGAGGAGTCCCAATCTACGCATCAAGCGCAGATCGATGTCCAAGGGCCTATGACGAAAAAGGCGCAGCAGCAGGAGGCTATGTGAAAAAAGGTAAGATTAAAAAGAAGAAGTATCAGGCGGGCGGTATTGCCTCTCTGACCCGTGACCCACGTATGGGTGCCGCTGTGAACCCGGCTGACGGGTATAACTTCGGGTTTGCCGGAGGCGGCATGGCCGCGATGCCTGAGTACCGTGCAGGTGGTAAACTCCTGCGAGGCGAAGGAGACGGTATGTCTGATGACATCCCTGCCGTAATTCGTGGTAAAGGTGTCCAGAGGGCGGCTCTGGCAGACGGGGAGTTTGTGATCCCTGCCGATGTGGTATCGCACCTTGGTAATGGCTCGACCGAAGCCGGTGCAAAGAAGTTGTATAAGATGATGGCGCAGATTCGCGCAGCGCGGACGGGTAGGAAAAAGCAGGCTCCCCGCGTTAATGCCGATAAATACCTGCCCCGTTAATGGAGGCTATTTAAATGTCTACTCCAACTCCCACCAAAACAGAAACAGTCACATCCAACATCCCAGAGTGGGCTAAACAGTACGCCACTGACTTACTGGGATTTGGCGCGTCGTTAACGTTCCCAAAACAGAAACTTGACCCTAAAACTAGACAGCCTCTGTTCACAACCGATCCGACCACTGGTAAACAAGTCCCCGTTCTTGAATCCGGCTTCCAGCCATACGGTCGTGAACTTGTTGCCGGGGAAAGTCCGCTTCAAACGCAGGCGTACAAAGATCTTTCACGTATGCAGGTTTCTCCCCAGACGGCTCAGGCTACTGGATTTACGGGACTTGCTGCGCTTCAAGCACAGAACTTGGCGCAATACGACCCACTTCAGCAAAGAAATTTTTACCGATCTCCGTTTGAACCTAGCCGTCGTCCGGGCGCTCCTGCTCCTTTGCAGCAGTACATGTCGCCCTACATGCAGAATGTAGTTGAAGAGCAAAAGCGGCAGGCAATTGCGGACTATAGTCGTCAGATTCCCGGTATGCGGGCTACCGCTGCCCGGTCTGGTGCCTTGGGCGGTACTCGTCAGGCTTTGGTGGAGTCTGAGGCTAGACGCAATCTAGGCGAACAACTTGGCACAATCCAAGCAACTGGGCTTCAGAACGCCTATCAGCAAGCCGCACAACAGGCTGCACAAGACGCGCAACTTCGCGCTCAGTATGGGTTCTCTGGTGCTCAGTTGGGCGAGCAGTCTCGCCAGTTTGGTGCGGGCCTTGGGTTGCAGGGGCTTCAGCAGCAATTGGCTGCGGCGAGTCAGTTAGGCACTCTTGGTCAGCAGCAGTATCAACAGTCAGCCGGTATTCTCGGCGCTCAACTAGGCGCGGGAGCGCAGCAGCAGGCACTGAAGCAGAAGATGTTGGAGTCGAATTATCAACGCTTCATTGACGAGATGACTTATCCGTACAAGCAGTTGGAGTTCATGTCCAACTTGCTGCGTGGTACGCCCTCGTCGGCAGAAACTAGAAACATATATACGCAGGCACCTAGCACACTTGCCCAGATCTCTGGTTTGACCGGTGGTGTTGGTGGTTTGTTTGGATCTTTCGGGAGTTAAACCATGATTGGCCCGGTTAGCGAAACAGGACAAGCTATGCTCGCTTCGCTCCAAGGAGCGATGTCCAAAGGTATGCCTGTTGATCAGGCTATTCAATATGTAAAAAGTCAGGCTGCAACCGGTGTAGCCCCGCTTGTGGATCTGTACGCGCTACTCAAACAGTTTGAGAGACTTAAGCAACCCCCTGTCCAACCTTTGATGGGCGACAATTTAAAGCAGCAATTAAACAATCTTGAGTCGGGTATTGTTGGTGCGCGTGGTGGACGCGGAGGAACACTTGGGTACGGTGGTCCAACAAGTTACTCCGGCGAAATGCAAGACCCAATGCAAGATCCGATGAATCGTGGTCTTGGGGGAATTAATGCAGGTAGGATGGAGGACCCGCAAGGGTTCAACATGGGCGGTATTGTGACATTTGCGGAAGGCGGGCAACCTGAAAAACCTAAATCCATTACGCCTGAACTTTATACGTTGCCTAAATCTCTTGAAGATTTAGCACGGCAGGCCGCAGCAGAAGAGGCTGCACTTAAAACACCAGAAGGTCGTGCGGCGTTCTTGGCTCAACGCGATGCCGAGATGAAAGAAGCAGGGCTTGGCAAATACGCTAAATCTATTGAGTTGCGCGACAAGATGGCTGAAGACGCAGCCAAGCGTGCTGATTTGCTGCCCGGTGAAGAGGCTGCACTTAACGAGCAGGAGTACTGGGACGCTGTTGCCGCTACGGATCAGCCAGATCTTATCTCTGCTATGGCAAAGGCTAAGGCAGGTACGACGGCACGCAAACGCGCCAGTATTCAGAGAGTCAACGCTGCTAAAGATAAGGCAGCGGAAGAGAGAGCCTTGCGTCAGGAAGCCCGCGAAGCATTGGCTCGCGGTGATGTGGAGGCTTTCAAAGCCAAGAAAGAAGCGGCAGAAACTCTCAAGAAGACTTCTGTTAAAGATTACGTCACTGAAGTTGAGGCGGACAAGGATGCAAAACTTGCCGCACAAAGAGCACAAGAATTGGCAAGGGTTAATAAAGGCGAAAGCGATGTCATTCTGGGTCAACTGAGAAGAACGCCAGAAACGATAAACGGTCAGCCCAACCCAGAGTTCGCCAGACTAACTCGGCTTTACAATATTGCCAAAGGTGCTGGTAAAAGCACTAGCGGAAGAGATTATCAAACCGTCAAGTCGCAGTGGATTCAAGCAGGCAAATCATTGAAAGCGGCTCAAGAAAATTATAACTACGACGATAGTGAAGAGAACAGAGCCGCCTTACAAGAAGCGCAGACCTTGTACGATTATTGGAATCGTCAGTTTTTAGACTTTGGTAATGTTGAAGGAATGCCTTCAGAATTTGGGGGTTCTACGGAATTACCTGCTGGCTTTCAACTCGATAAATAATAAGTTCTAACATGGCAGTTCAAACCGCTACCAATCCGCAAACGGGTGAGCGAGTTGCGCTCATTAATGGACGTTGGGTTCCATATACCCAGTCGGCTACCAATCCTAAAACCGGGGACAAAGCCTTTTTAGTAAACGGTCAGTGGTTTACCGCAGGTGTTTCAGTACCAGCGCCGACTCCTCCTAAAGAAGAATCTGGATTTTTTAGACAACTGGCTGACGTTCCCGTTCAGTTTGCTAGCGGCGCTACAACAGGTGTTAGATTAATTAGTGATTTTTTTGGTGCGGATAATCCTGTATCTCAAAATATACGTGAGGTAGAAGGTTGGTTAGATAGTTTATTAAGCGCTGAAGCCAAAAAAGATCAGCAAGAAATCGCTCGTATATTAAAAGAAGCCGAAGATAAAGGCGTTCTTGAACAAATTAAAGCCGGTCTTGAGGCGTTTGCAACGGCTCCTGTAGACACAATAGCCAAGGCTGCGGGTACAGTTGCGCCAATTATTCTTGCTACGCGGGCTAGATTTTTGCTTGCTCCTATGACTACGGCTCGAACTTTGCTCACCCTTGGCGGTATGATGGGTGCTGGCACCATTAAAAGTTCAATTTACGATGCTACGTATCAAGTGCTTCGTGAACAGGGCGTTAGCGATGCAGAGGCTAAAAAACGTGCCGCTGAAGCACAGGCTTATAACGGAGAGAATTTAGATCAGATCGTCATAGGCGCAGGTATTGGTGCCGCTGCCGGTAGATTCGGTGTTGAACCCGCTGTAGCCAAACAGATTGCCGCAGAAATTAGTAAGAGGGCAATTGCTAAAACAGCCGCCGCAGAAGCCGGTACTGAGTTTGGTCAAGCGTTCCAAGAACAAGTTGCTCAAAATCTTGCTCTGCAAAGACAAGGGTATGACGTTCCTTTACTTAGAGGCGCGATTAGTGCAGGTACACTAGAAGCCGTAGCCGGTGCTGGCCTTGGCGCAGGCGCTGAATTTGCAAGACGCGGTGAAGAGCCTACTACGGAAGCCCCGCCGCCTCCGGCTGCACCTACTACAACCGCAGGAGTAACGCCGCCCGTTACGCCACCGCCCCCCGCAGAACTTACCGTTGATGATCTTTTGGACGCGCCGCCTAAAGTCTTGGCAGAGAATGCGCCAGAGGATATGCGCTATAAACCTAGCACTCTCACTGAAGATCAAATTTACGATGAGATCGATAAGATAGAGCAGACGCAAGAAGACTTGGCAGATTTGCTCGTAGATGATGAGCGTCTTGCTTCGCAGGCTGCACTTGCAAAGATACCGATTGAACTCTATAAAGCAAACGTCACTGAACAATTTGACAGGAACGCAACCCAGTTAGACATATTTGATAAGCATTTAAGTGGCAAATTACCGCCAGTTAAATTAACTATTACGCCAGAACAGATTGCAGCGGCGGGGGTTTCTCCTGACGTTGCGAAAGCACTTAATGTTCAACCAACTGTCACTCCTACTACCCCAACAGCGCAAGGTGTCCCTGATGCAACCGCAGCCGCAACACCGCCAATTACTCAGCCAACTGTCAGTGCAACAGTTGGAGGAGGCGCTCCTCTGCCTCCATCAGGACCTGCCACCGCAGGACTCGTACCTGCGGAATCTGGCGTGGCAGGATTGGAACCTCCTGCACGAGTTGCTGATAATGTTGTTCGTAGAGAAGAGGGAGTCCAACCTGCATTAGAAACTGCACCTGCTCCAACCGTTGCCGCCGCTGTCTCCGAAATTCCGACGCTGCGTGAAGATGCGACTGATGCTGAAGTCAAAGCGTACTACGAGGCAATGCGGGCGCGAGATGAAGCACTAGGCATAGGCAAGCCAAAGCGCCGTAGAGATATAAAAGCGCAGGAGGAAACTGAATTTGAACAGCGCGTACCAGAATCGCGCAAACCTGTTTATAACATTATCAATCGCAGAACTGGCGCTGTTGTTGGAAAGGCGACGACTCTTGCTGGTGCTCGTCGTGCTGTAGATCGTAGAGACAATGAGTATGGCGGTTACGTTCACGGCATTCAGATTATTGATGAAGAAGGTGACATACGGGAAGCAAACCGTGAACGCGAAAAGTTGAATGCGCGCATAAGACAAGGGGGTGGCCCTGAACTTCCGCTTGTTACAGAAGCCGGTGGAATTGATCGTCAGTTAAGACCGTCTGCCGCTCCTATTACTCAGGCTCCACTAGAGTCTGAACAACGCAAATCCGCTAAACCTAAAGAAAAAGAAGAAGAAGCCTATGACAACTCTGTGCTTTACAGCACTCAGATGTATGAGGTTAATCCTTTAGCCGATGGTCCGTTTACCAACGCTCGTGACAATGTAGTTGCGGCGGACAACGTAGACCCGCGTTTTCAGAAATTACTATCTCGGCTGACAAAGTTAGTTGGGTTGGGAGATGTCCGTATCTTTCTTGCCAGTAAAAGCGATCTTCTTCCTGAAGGGTATACGTTTACCGAGGCTCTCAATAACGCTAGAGAAAGGTACGGCTTGTCAGCAGAATATCGGATTAACGATGCCCTGCCAAAGATTCGTAAAAAAGAAACGCAAGGTTACGTACATCAGTTTGGCACTGGTGGTAAAGACTTTATTATTGTCTATGACGACAAACGTACACTCAACCAAAACATTGAGGCAATCGCTCACGAACTTGGACACATCATCCAAGAGGTTGCTTTCAACGATGCTTCTACTGAAACCCGAAGAGAGATTCGCAAAGAATATGAAGAGTGGCTGAAGACCACTAAAGGCAAGGGCGGTAAAGCCATCATACAAGCAACCCGTAACAGGGAGACCGCGTTCGATCCAGAAATTTTGAGAATGCCTCCGGGTCAAATGCTCTCGGATAAAGACTTAGAGTATTACACTTCGTTTAGCGAGTGGTTTGCCGACAACGTATCAAAGTGGGTGACAACTGATAAGAAACCCATGACCGTCGTGCAGAAGTTCTTTGCGGATATCGCCAGACGTATCCGTAGGTTGGTGGCAGAACTTCGGGGCAACAAGTTCATACCGAACAAAGCGGTTGCTGACTTCCTCAACAAGATGGGGCCGTCAGACGCTCAGGCTTGGTTGCGGGCTATAGAAGTGCCGAATAGCGGCGGCTATTCGATGATGAACTCGGTAGGTAATACCGTTAACAACTTACCTACTTTGTCTAAAAACGTATACGAATCTGTACGTAATATCCTCAATTCCCAAAATATAGCCGACAACCTGCGTTCGGGCATCTACGCTTTCTTGTCCCTGCCGCAGCAGGTGCAATTGTTTGCTAAAGAACTTCCGTCTTTGAAGCAATTGCTAAATGTTCTTAACGTCAGGGCAAGTGCGCTTAAAGATCGCAGAGAAGTCCTAGACCGCAACATGCGTAAGTGGACTAAGATCCTCAGAAAAGTTAGCGCAGACACTCGGGCTAAGTTTTACGAAGTGGCTCACGAATCAACTCGTTTGCAGATTGATTTTAAGAACCCGACTCAACAAGACTTGTCTGACCCGGAAAGAGCGAAGATTGTTAAAGAGTTTAATGCTCTTAATCCAGACCTAAAGACAATCTATTACGACATGTTGGCTAGTTACAAAAGTATGGCTGACGAGTATCTGCAATTACTTAGCAAAAATCTTTCTAGGCGTGCGGCTAAAAAACTTGCACGCCAGATGGCAAGGAAACGTCTAAAGATCTATCTGCCTTTGTTCCGTGAGGGTAACTATTGGCTACGTTATCAAGACGCTAACAACGATACTGTTGTTAGATCGTTTAATTCAAACAGAGAGCGTAACTTAGCCATTCAAGAAGCCGTTCAAGCAGGTGCTGCACAAAGCAGTATGCAGCCGTTCTCTAAACCTGAAGATGCGTATCGTGACACGCAGGCCGGAGCGTTTTTTAATAAGGTTATGGAAGAACTAGATCAGCGTAACGCACCTGCGGCAACTAAACGCGCTTTGTATGAACTGTATCTTGACCAGATTCCTGCACAGTCTGTGCGTCAGCAGTACCGAGAGCGTGTTAGACAAAGTGGGTCGGTAGGTTATAAGGGTTATGAGACTGACCTAATTAACGTCTATGCGACTGTTGCTTCGCGCATGGCTAACCAATTGACTAATCTGGAGTACATCCCAGAGATCGACAAGGTTTACGCAGACATCAAAGAAGAAGCGAATAAGAGTGCCGCTGGAGCAGAAAATTTAGCGATAGATAAGTTGATGACTAATTTAGGATTGCAGATGGATTACATGCGCGATCCCGGTAATGCTCCGCTTACTAATTTTCTCTCTTCGTTTAGTTACTACTGGTACATCATCGGTAACGTTTCAACTGCTTTGGTCAACATGACGCAGTTGCCGATGGTCGTGTATCCGGTTCTTGCATTTAAGTACGGTAACGTAGAAACAAGTAAAGCCATGACAGACGCCGTGGCTCAATACTATAAAGGCGGATGGGATAACGATGATGTTCCGGGCGGGGAGAAAAAGTTTCCAGCAGACAAGTCTTTCGGCGTAGGACTAGCACCAAACTCGCCACTTAAAAAATTATATGATGCAGCAGTTCGTCAAAGCGCCATTCGTCGCTCAAGCGGGTATGACGTTGTACAAGGCAGAAAGAAAACTTATGGAACAGGGGATTACGTTGGCCTGAAGGCCAAGACGGAACAGATCCTCGGATGGGTGTTCCAGAACTCAGAACGGTTCAACCGCGAAATTACGTTGATTGCGGCGTTTAATTTAGAAATGCAGAAAAGCGGTGGGGATATAAACAAGTCAATTGAGTCAGCAATTGATGCCGTAAACATGACGCACGGCGTTACGCTGACTGAAACCTCGCCACGTGTGTTCCAAACGGGTTTTGGCAAGGTTGCGTTTACGTTTAAGAACTTTGCTCAAACGATGGTGTATTTGCAGGCGAAGTTGCTGCGTGATGCAGTCAAGGGAGAGTCGCCAGAAGTTAAGAAACTTGCTGCCAAGCAACTGCTTGGCATATCGACGATGGCGTTTATCTTTGCTGGTGTGCAGGGTATGCCGTTCTACGGCGCAGGCATCACTCTTGCCAACCTCCTTGAAGACTTATTTGGCGATGATGACGACATGTTCATGCCAAAAGACGAAGTGCGTAACTCTATGGATGCACTGCCGTACAAGGGCGTGGTCAATCAGTTGCTAATGGCTGATGTCGCTGCGCGTACCGGATTCGGTAATTTGATTTGGCGTGATGATGAAAAGCGTGTTGAGGAGATTGGGCCGGTGTTGTTTGCTATGGAGCAGATCTTCGGGCCTTCTTATGCCGCTGCGATGGGCATGTATCGCGGATATGAAGACTGGTCAGACGGACATACCTATCGTGCTGTCGAGTCATTTACGCCATCTTTCATTAGAAATAATCTCAAAACGTATCGTTACTTAACGGAAGGCGCGTTGACACGAGATAAGAAAACTATCTACGATGACTTTTCTAATTACGAACTCTTTATGCAGACGCTTGGGTTTACTCCCACCAAGTTAGCGGAACGCACCGAAACAGCGGGAGCACTCTCACGAGTGCAGGTAAACATAAAGAATAGAAAAGACGCTCTGCTTGATCGTCTCTACTTGGCTAGCGTTACTAAGGACAGAGAAGGATATCGTGAAGCCTTAGAAGACATCCGTAAATTTAATAGAAACGAAACTGTTAAAAAGTTTGGCGGGCAAATTAAAGACGTAGGCAAATCGCTAGAGGAACGCCGTCGTCGTGCTGCACAATCAACTTACGGTGTTTACACCCCAAAAACTATGCAGAAGGGTGTAAAAGAAATTACTAAAAAGGAATAGCGTTAGGCAGTACGCCAGACGCGCACGCCAAGGTGTCCATCCTTGGACGAGGCAAAAGCCTTTACTCGTACTTGAGCAGCCTTGGCGCGGCAGTCTATAACATACAGCATTTCTGGAATCTTGAGGGTAGGGATGAAGAAACTGTCCCCCACCGCCATACCCTCAAACGGAAAGATCCACTCAGGCTCTACTACCTTTATTGTCATCTAACAACTCTTTTGGCAGTTCATACTGGAATGCATACACATGGACTGGCGGGGTTGTCATACCTGCCTTCCACCCTGTCGAAAGTCGCATCTTCTTAGACTCAAGTTTAACAGCAGACTTCTCCAGAGCCTTCTCAAACTCGGCGGTGCCTACGCTGCGGCTCGTCAGGTACTCCTTGAACTTAGTCTTGGAGACGTACTGAGTCGAGTTGCCAATCTCAACACGGGCTACAAGTTCGCCATGAGGCTCATTGACGACACGGCCTTCGTCAAAAATCAACGTGCCGCTGCGCCAGTGTCGGTTTAAGAACTCAGAAATAAGACTTTCGTAATCCGTGAGCTGATTCTTCTGAGTGTTGTCTCGTACTTTGATTGTTTCTAACATAACTTTGTCGTATATCCTTTCTATGTCGAACGTGATAATTCCGGCTTCGTTAGCAATCTCGGCACCTGCAAAGATGGCGCTGAAGGCGGTCTCGTAAAAACGGAATGCAGCGTTGCTTCCCAACTTACTGGCTATGAACCGCTTACTCCATTTCTGAATACGTGCCCTAATTTCGGTATCACCCATGCTGATGATGCGGTCCATAAACTGAACCCCTGCATGACCGTGATTACGATGTAACGGGTCAAAAATCTCCTTGCCGTATTCAAGCGTCAGGTATGACGGTTGGGTAAGAACGTATTCCAACAAGCGCATAATCTCGCCACTAGCGTTGGCTTTCTTGGAGAAAATCAGATCGTATAACGATACGTTAGATGACATGAGGCACAGCATTGAGGCAACCTCTTGCTGTTCACGCTCCGCGTTCATCGAACTCTGCATACGCATCTTGCCCTTGCCTTGGGAGATGAAGTGAATCAGTTTCGATATCTGCTCGGGCGGCTTCTCTTGCACCTCGTCCATACCCATTAGAATGTTCTTTAACGACATAGCCCGCAGGTTGAAGGCGTTGTCAGTCGTGTCATACACACTTAGCGGCTTCGGTGCGCCCCATACAGAAAGCGCAGCGTAAAGTGATCCTGATTTGGCAACACCCGAAAGCCCGGTAAAACAGAAAGTCATACCGTTAGTCGATGTGTACCGCATAAGAGGGGAACCAAACGCAATGAAAAGCCCGAAGGCTTGCATCTCCAACTCAGGTCTATTGAGTTTGTTAACGGCATCCTTCCAAACTTGGTAGTCGCCTTTGGGTTGCAGAAGCCTAGACACATCACGTATTAGGGGACTAGATGCCGCCCTGCGTGTCTTACCTTTGCCTAAGACTTCCGTCTCACCAATCAAAAACGTCTCGTCATCTGTCCATCCCATCTGACGACAGATCTTATCAGCAGCGTTTTGGCTCTGAAGGTAATGCGCCCATTTAGTCATGTAGTCCACCAGTTTAGGCCATAAGTTTTGATGTGTCGGGGCGATGCCCGCTTTACCTATAATTTCTTTCATACAGTCCACCGATTGCATTTCGCCCATTGAAATATACTTTTCACGAACCTCGTGAGGCAGTTTGATCCGAACCATGAAGAGTTCTCCATCGGATTCGCCGTACATCCGCTTCACCGGGAAAAATTCATTAGTTGATATCAACATCGGTTCGGGCTGGATCTTGTCACCGTCTTCGCCTATCTCGGCAGGGGGTACGTAGTAGATTCCTCCGCTTCGTCCTCGTACATAGGGTAAGACCGCTTTAGGAAAAGTCGGAACTTCTTGGGGATTCGCTTCGACCCGAATTGCGTCCTCTTTAGTAACCTCTTGGGTTGGTGCGGCAACGAACTTTCGTCCGATGGAGAGAGGGTTTGTGATCCTTCCTTTGTACGGACATCCATCACAACCGCCGGGGTTTCGCTGTTCAAAGATGTTGCAACTGTGAGGCTTGCCGAAAGTTTCATTTGCTTTCCTAATCGTAGCGTCGGGGCTGTACCCGGCGTAATCCTCAGACAGTAAGTGGATAGCGGTTTCCCAGTCAGAGCAGTGACGGGCTATGGACAAAGCCGAATGCCAGACAGGTTCAGTTAAAGTCTTGGCGTTGATGATGGCGTTCTTGATCTGATTACAGCCATTACCATCAATGCTTTTCTCAGCAATATCCTGAAACGTAGTTTCGTAGTTATCAAACTTGGCTATCTGTTTAGTATCTTCATCCAGACCCTTGGGGATAAGATCAAGAATTGATCCGACTGGAATGACAACATCACCTAAGTAATCTTTAAAGGCACCGAAGTCATATTGGTTGATCTCGTCCGTCAAGAACTTAGTTGGGTTCGGCGGGTCTGTTTTGAAGTTCAGCGTCTCAGGACACCGCATGATCCGTGTAACGTCTGCCGTTACAACGGGGTCAATCTTCATGTGGTCTAAGCAGAGTTGCTTAAACTTGTCGGCGTAGGCTTTCCACTCCGCGATAGGCACGGCTTCTTCAAACGGCCAATACGCATGAATGCCGTTGCCCGAATCGACAACAACCGGAGGCGGTAACTCCGTAACTTTCAAGAAGTGATCTAGGTCTTCAATTGCCTCGGCCTTGGTCTTGTAGTGACCCGGCTTGTCAGGCTTGACATCTAAATCAACAAAGAAGGAACGACAGTAAAGAGCATAATCGCTCATGCGGCTGTGACCGCTAAAACTGCTTAAAGCAATAAATACGTTCTTGTCTTCAGCATTGATCTCTCTAACTAACCTATCAACTTCATCAAGGCTTTCTGCAAACCGATTGACTACCCGTTTGTCTTTGGAAATCTCGGTTACACAGTAGACGCCCTGCGAAGGTAGTACTTTCTCGTAAAATTGTTTTCGCATGGACACCAACCCACTTAGATAAAAAAGGCGGGGCGACAGTCGCCCCGCCAAATCACAGAGCATACTTAAACTTTACGACCGATCATTTCCTCTATGTATGTCTTGGCTTGCTTCAAGTTAGCAGCGGGGAGGACACCGTTCTTCATGTCCTGTTCTACGAGATACATAAAAGCCTCAACGACCTTGCGTTTATGCTCATGCATGACTTGACCTCTAAACCACAAATGCAAGGTATTGCGAGATATTTCTATAGCCGGGGCGACATAGGCCACGGGAAGATTAGCCTCGACACATAAGCGACCAAGTTGTACCCCCAACAGGGAGTTGTCTGCCTGTTGTAACTGAATAAGGAACTTGTCACTGTATGTGCGAGGCATCTCTTAACTCTTCTTAGACCACTTCTTAATAACATCAGAGACATCAGCAGCAGGTGCCGCCTCGGTCTTCTTCGTCTCACGTACGACAGGCTCTGCCGAAACAGGTGCGGCAACCGTTGTCTCCTCGCCCTCATCCTGCTGATACACCGTCAACTTGACGGCATTCTCTGCGGCCTTGCTCTCTTTCTGACGCTGAACGGTGTCAGAGTCATTCTCAGGAACAACAGCGGCGGGCGAGAACAGCAACTTCGGTACAGGCGATTTCGTGTCAAACTGCATCTTGGTTACGACCCGACCTGCTGAGATGTTGTTATTAGCAAGCATCTGGATATACGGACGGAAAGGCCACTTGCCCGATTCTTCCTTGCCGAAGCAAGACGTAGCCGGGAGAACCAACTGCATCACATCGCCACCGGGGTCTTGCGGCAGAACCACCGCAGTACGCCACGACAGACGACAAGCAGCACCGCTGCCGCCCTGACCAGAACCCTTGACCGACCACTGGCACTTATCGCAGTTGGAGGCTTGCGGATTCTTAACCTCGGGGTCAGGAGTCTTTGAGTCAGATGACCAACATACAGGTGCGACCTTCTCGCCTTCCTTGTACGCACCCGTGTAGTAGGTACGGCTCGGAGCGTGGGCCATCTTCACAAAGATCACGTTCATGTGGCGATCTTCGATGGAGCCAATCTCTTTGCCGCCCGCCATCTTGCGGAACACGCCGCCCTTGATGGAGATACGCTTGGAAAGATTGCCACCGCCACCGGCAACGGCACGTGTATCGTCATCGACCCCGCCCGGAATCTGGGCGAGTTCGCTCTTTAAACTAGCAATAATATCGTTACTCATACGTCCTCACTTACTGGCTTTACGTACTGAAATTCCAAACTCGCGCATCACGTTCACGCCGGGTGGTAGCCCGTCGTTCTCGTTATCTTTCAAAAACTCTCTGAAGTTGCTTTGATGAATGCGCCTCTCAAGCAACTGAACCGCCTCATTATCTAAAACAAACTTATAGAAGTTGTCCCAGTCTTGACAGAAGAAGCGTTCATTCAACTTCCTCATCACCGTACCGTGGCGCGTCTTGATACTATCCGCATTCACAGCGTTGCACATCTCAAGCATCACGGCTTCCAACTTCGCCATGTCTTCTTTTAACTTACCATCTGCTACTTCGTAATCACGAAGTATCTTTTCACGTTCTGAGCGTATTGATAAATACGCTTCAACTAATTCATCTGTGTTACCCATGCTATTCATTTCAACTTCCTATACGTAATCATTTGTCTAGCATGAGCCTTCGGGTCTTTGGCAGATTTCAAACCGTATATTTCTATGAGATTGTCTTTAAGCCATCCGCGCACCCTGCCGCCAATGACTGCACTCCAAGCATTTGGATGATGCGGTTGCTCAAGTCCCAAAGACTCCAATTCCAAACGAATGTCTTCACCTACGAACAACTTTTCAAGCGGTTGTGATCTGAACCAAAAATCAATTTTATCTTTGGCTCTATCCTTCCAAGCGCCAGAGTTTTCCAAAACTAGAGCCATGCCCTCATCTCTGAGAGTACGTCCAAGTTCAGTGTCTTCGCCGTCTTCAATACTCATATTAAACTTCCTCCAACTCCTGTTTGTACAGGTCAACTAATTTTTGATGACTGTCTACCTTGCCTTGGAGCATGTCGTAAATCTTTTTTTCAACTTCAGATCCACGTAAATGCACCACCGACATTTTATTAACTTGTCCAACTCGTTCGATACGCGCTATGCACTGTAAATACGTTTCAACTGACATCACTGGAGACCAGAAAACCACCGTATCAGCAGCCGTCAAAGTAATCCCATGTGCTGCCGATTGCGGTTGAATAATCAAGACTCTTGGATCTACTGCGTTTTGAAACCGATTGATAATTTCAGACCTTTCACGTGCGGTTACAGAACCCTTGATGACCTCACTTGTGATACCAACTTTCGTCAGGTATTCCTTAACAATGTCGATAGCATGAAGGAACGGAACAAATACTACAACCTTGTTTGTAGTTTCTTCAAGTACTTCTTTGAGCGCACTAAGTCGCGGGGAGATGTCGAACTGCACAACGTCATGCTTGTCCGTGTACACCGCACCTGCTGATATCTGTAAAAGTTTATTCAACGATGCTGCTGCATTGACGGCGGAGATCTGTTCACCCGCTGCTTCTATCAGTAATTGCTTTTTTAACTCAAGGTAGTACTTCTGAACCTGTGGTGTCAGTGGTACATCGCGTGTCTGATAAACAACACTGGGCAGATCAAGGCATTCTTTCTTTGTGTAGCGAATAGCGGGCTGTAGCGCACGATGCACTTCATCCGTAGAAACATTCTTCGGAACCCACTTGAACTTACTGATCTGCACCATGACACGATCACGCCATGCCGTAGAGAACTTCGGCACCCTTGTAGGGCTGACCAACTTAGCAAGACCGAATGCGTCTATCGGTGACTGAGCGGCAGGAGTACCCGTCATCATCCACAGCCACGTTGTTGGCTCAATCAGTTTGGCAAGAATCTTCCATCGTTTCGTGGTCGAACTCTTATAAGCGTTAGCCTCATCAACGATCACCAGATCAAACTTCGCCTGTTGCAGTTCTTGAAGAACTACTCCCGTGCCGTCGTAGTTGATAATTGTGAAGTCAAAGTTCTCATCTAATACTTTCTTACGCTTTGTAGACGATCCGTGTGCGACACCGCACGTACGATGTATTGCCGTCTTCATAATGTCGGCTTGCCATGCTGAGTACATGATCGACAGCGGGCAGATCACAAGAACTTTCTTAATAACTCCTTTGTTCATCAGGTAGTCAGCGGCCCATACCGCTGCTGATGTCTTGCCCGTTCCTGCCTCGTTGAAGCAGAAAGCGCGTTGACGGATAGAAAGAAATGACGCTGTATCGCGTTGATGATCAAACGGTTTGTAAAAACCGGGCCACTGATAGTCGCGTTCTATTGGAGAAGGGATCTTCGGAATGTTTTGATTAGGGAGAAAAGTATCTAAATACTCAGCAAGAATCTTCATCTCGCTGTGATTCCAATAGATCAAAACGTCCTTACTGTGCTTGTTATCCCGTATGATTTCGCTACGCGGGATTCTTGCCGATACTTCGGCGGCAAAGTTGTTTGATACAGTCAATTTGACTGCTGCGTTTTCAACTAATTCCATACTGTACCTACTGAATAAAAAAGCCCGTAACGTGGGCCAGACGGTTAGCGCCTAGGCGAAGTGTGATGGGCGGTAGCAGCCCAACCTATCGCTAACTGACGCGGTTATTCGGGGGAAGTGGGTGGGAAACCCCCTGCACACTCGCGTCCTGTGCATTATTTCATTGATCCACTTGCATTTCTACGGAATGAGCGGTTTTTTGACGGGGGTTCTAACCGCGTTCCGGTGGCGTTACTACCGCCCTTGGACAACGCTTTGACATGGGCGATGTCCTTGCCCCTTCTGCTAATACCTTTCTTGTCATAAGACCGACGCGCACGCTGGCGCTCCATGCGGTTGTCGTGTTCGCCACGCTTAACTTGCTGCTTGTATTCTTTCTTGTACGGCCTTGTTTTGTTTACGTAAGGCATACCTACCTCTCTTTATAAAAATTACAGTTACTGACAGGACACCATCCACACAAGGGACCGGGCTTCGGGAACCACATATTGTTTTCAAATGCTATTTGAAGACGATCCAGCTCGGGGAGAAAGTTCTGCCATAGTTTATTACTGTCTTTCCTGTTGTACTCTTCCGTCACGAACGTGTTGTGCATCACGAACAACAGCCCCGCCCTGATATTCTCCACCTCGGGGAAGTGTGCGTAAGTCATCAACGCCATCAACTTTAACTGCTTCGGATCAGGGTAGCGGCTACTCCCGGTCTTGTAGTCCACGATGTAAGCATCGGCTCCATCCACGATAAGTAAGTCAACGATGCCCCGCACCCACCTAGTATCGGAATCAAACGCGCATGGCTCCCGATCTGGGGTAAGCGCCATCTCGTGTTCGCAATACTTCGTACCGCCAATCTCCAGCAGCGCGTCAAGTTGTGACTTAAAACGCTGATAATTCTTGGCAAGGGGAACTCCGTCACGAACGTAGTCCTCGCAGGCTTTATGGACTTCTGTGCCATACAGCATCTGCTCGGTGGTTTTCTTCGTAAAGTCCTTCGCTACCTTGGTGTGATAGTACTGCTTCGGACAGGTTGTAAAGTCCTTTAAACTGCTGAACGACCATTGAATCACTAACAATCCCCATAGGACTCTCCGTATTTAGCCTCACAAGCCACGGGTAGTCCTTCAGCCCAACTAGGGGGAGTAGACATCACTTGTGTTATAAACGCAACGGCTTGGTCTAATTCTTCCTTGGGACTGACGATTACAGCCGCGTCATGCACGGTCAGCACGGGACGGTAGCGTTCCCTGATCTTGAGCATCTGCTCCCCCACAATGATGCGGGCCAAGGCTTGCACGATGTTTTCTACCATCGCGCCTCCCCATATCGAAGTTACCCCCCGTCGTGACTTGTAGATGTACTTTTTATCGCTCAACCGTAGGTCTGGATATCGTATAAATAATTCATTTGGGAGACGAATGCCAGAAGCTGTGGCCTGAGCAACTCCATGTCTTCCTATCGCATAAGATTGTAATTTATGAGGCCATGACGAAAGGTGCTGGAGCGCACTATCACATTCCCGCCATAACTCTGTGACCTTATGGTTTGATTCCCGATACAGGTCAACGATGCGCTTGCATTCTTCTTCGGGCAAGTCAGCCCCCGGCGGTTGGGTCTTCAGCGTGTGCTGTAACTTCTTCGCCCCGGTGCCGTAACCAAGTCCAAGGATGCAGGTCTTGCCTACAAAGCGTTCCACAGGATCGGTCTTAGAGATATGGCGCTTGTAAACCTTACTGGCAAAGATTGAATACACATCCTCGCCCTTGGCGAACTGCCGGGTTACATCATCCTGCCCTGCAAGCCAAGCAAGCACCCGCGCTTCGATCTGCGATGAGTCGCAGTTAATCACCACATGACCCGCCGGGGCCATGATCGACCGCTTCAGTGTTTTCTTTTTCTTGTCACGGCTTGGGAGGTTCTGTAAATTAACCGAGTCAGTCCCGGCCCAACGGCCTGTGTGAGCGCCATAATACTTGAGCGGGATAGGTAACCTACCGCGATTCCGAGAACCAATACCGATAAAGCGTTCAATGCGAGACTCCTCTATAGTGGACTTAGTGCCGAGTCGTACGGCACACAACTGTTGAATAACTGGGTCTTCATGTTCTAATAACTCAATAAACCCTTCGTCGTTTTTAGCAAGTGCAAAAGTTTCTTTGCCGGTTGTTGGACTAATTTTCATCGGCACAGGTATATTAAAATCTTTCAGGATGGCAGCGAACTGCGGATTACTGGCTAATTTCGCACGGACTTCTTCCTCTTGCCCCACCTGTAACGTGTCCATCAGGCCACGTAATAAAGAAGATTTCTCCTGTTTCACTTCCTCTAGTCGTTCAACAAGCATCGCATCGTTCACTTCCAACACAGGCTGCGTGTACATACGCAGCGTCATGTCGATCAGGTCTAGTTCCGATTGGGGAAAATGATCCGATATAAAAGTATTAAACAGAGCAAAAGTAAGGCTGACATCATTAATACAATAATCGCCATAGCGACGAAGATCGGCAAGAGTAAAATCCTCACGGCGTTTGCCAAGTGCCTCAACCACCTCGGTACCTTTCTGTCCAAGCCCATACATTTTTACCAAGTTTGCTAATGACCCGCTCACATCCACGCCATGCTTGGCGCGGGCTATACACAGGGTATCGAAGTAGTAAGCAGGGATGATGTTAAAGATGAAAGACAGGATGCCTCCGTCAAACATCGTGTTGTGACAGAGCAGTGCAGACTCAGACCAGTCAATCTGATCAAGTCGCGCTTTGATTTCTTTATGGTTGCCGCTAAACCATTCCGGCTGGCCGTCGTCAATTTTAATCCCAACGCCAATGACTTCAAATTGTTCACTACAGATGTATTCCTCCGTCGTCAGTTTGGTAAGACTAAATTGTTGGGAATAGTAAGTTTCAAAGTCGAGCGTGACGAAACTCATGGGTCAACGCTCCACGTTTCGGTCTGGCGTTGCAACTTCGGCCACTCCAGCTTCGTAACAAACGATTTGTCCTGCACAAGTATGTGATTGGTGGGCTGTGCCGTGAACCTGCCGTTGTCCAACTTGATGAAGTAAAACTCTTTGGATTGTTCTGGCTCAAGGCTGAACCCGTCGAGCATAGGGATTGCCGTGAACATGTAACGACCACGTAGTTCTTCCTTGCTTCGTAGTTTTACTAACATAGGCACGGCTTCAAGAAACGGATACTCCACCACGCTGAATTGATGCCCGTAACAATCCCAAGTTTGTGAGTCGCAGGGTTCCCAATCAAAATCAACTTGTTCGTGCGCTAACTTATGCAGCGGCACGTTGCGATACACCGCACCACATTCCAACATGACATGGCATCCCCATGTCCTGCCGGGATGACTAACCAGACCAAACCACGCAACTCGTTCCCACTTGTCGTTGCCAAATGTTTTAGGTTCAACGTAACAATATGTATGACGGGGCAACGGCCCCGCGCCTGAATAGATCATTTCTTTTTCCCACCCCTTTTTAAATCTGCGACTTCTTCTCGCAGCCTACGAATTTCATGATAGCACTCCCACAGTACGCTACCTACCGTGAGAAATTTAAATTCCGTTGTGGTTGATGTGTCATTGATCTCGCGTGGAAGATCTCGAATCAGATCCAGTACGTCATGTTCGATTTGCACGAAGATGTTCCAGTTCAGCCTTCAGCACGTTAATCTCTTGGGCAAGTAAGTTAGCCTCAAGCGCCATGCCGCTCTTGCGGATCGAAGCAAGTGCCTCATCGATCTTGGTTTGCTGCGAGTACCGCCACGGCATCCGCTCCATTTCAGTCTTCCACGATCCCGGCGGGGACTTGTTGTCGATGATCATGTCTCACCCCTCGCCCGTATCTTTTCAACCGTACGCTGCGCCGCGTTATCTGACCCCGCCATGCCAAAGACGATTTGGCAACAACGCTCTCGCTCGACTTTCACCGCAGCATCCCACGCATAACTAAACGCCTTGCCGTGGCTCGACTTCTCTAGTGCAAACTCTGTCGCTTCTGCGCCAACACCCACGGTTTCATTCCACGCCTTCCACGCCTCTAGTTTTGTCATAGGTACACTGCTCCCACCACGCAGCCGACACCAAAACACACCACGGCCAACATAATCTCAGCCGCAAGCATGTCTGTTCTCATAGACTTCTCATCCATGAGTTCTTTCTCTAAGTCATTGATTCGCTCGTTTAAGCGATCAACGATGTACTCATTTGGCCTGCTCATGGTATCTCCAAGATTCTATCCCTTTAAAAAAACGTCGCGACTAAAGCGACGCGTCTAACACAGGTTTCACTAGCTTTTGGTATCTGATGATAGTGTTCCAAACCTTCAAATAAAATTACGTCGTCTTCTTTTGGATCGTGTGAATCTTCGCCCACAATAATTTTACCCCCCGCATCAGTCAGATACGCCAGTATATTTTTATGAGGGAAAGGATGGTCCATGTGCGGAATCGTATTAGTTACTTCATTTAGCGGCAGAACACAGTTAGCGTTTATACGGAGAAACGCATTAATTTTTATGTCATTGTGTTCTAGTACTTCAAGAAATAACTTGGCTGCAAATTCTAAGTGTGGAGAATTACTTTCAGAAATTCTAATATTTTTAGTATGGCTACCGGGGGTCTTTAAAAGATTATGTGATAGAAACGGTGTGGCGTAATGACCTTCTTTATCGTGGGATTCGGGCGTAGATCTGAGCATCCAGTACCAAACAAACTGATTGGACAGTACAAATTCTTTGAATTTTAAATACAATTCTGTTTTAGGATTTATTAGTTTATGTATGTTCATTACGCTGTCTCCAAAATTCCATACCTTTAAATCGATAGTAAAGATCGGGAGGAAGAACCGTGTTGTTTACATGGGCTTCCAGTTTCTTCCTTACTGTGTGTAAGTTTGGAAAATTAGTCGCATGATCATACTCAGGAAATGAGTACTCCACATCGTTGAAGTCATGCTCAAAGTACGGTTCACCGATGAAGTCATAGACTTCCTTCATAGTGGAATGCGGAGCAGTAACTAAGTCTTGGTACTCCACCAGAAGAAGATGCTTCCGGTAAGGGCCGTAGTAACACTCTTTTAAAGAGTCATACGAATTACGAACATACCCAGTATCTAGCGCCACTGTTCTTGTGTAGACGTTTAAAGCACGTTCGCCATAGAGCGAGTCTTCGCGAATCCCTCGCTTTTTGTAGAGGTATTCAAAAGAATTCAACACATCAGCGTAGTCTCTGACAGTACATATTAGTTTGAAGTCAGGATAAACAGCAGCCAAGTATTCTGGAGTTCTTGTCCACGAACGATCTGTGTTGAACACCACTGGTTTGTCCGTAAAAGAGTAGTAACCATCCACCATACCCTTCACAGTGTCAGCAACTCTGTCTGGTGGACAGATGATCTTATGCGTTGCAGTCCTGTGGGTATAGGCGCTTGCTACGGCGCTGACAAAATCAGCCAACGGGTTCGATATCTCAGCATAAAACTTTGGGTTTTGATTCAGAATACTTACAAGTAGTGTTGACCCAGATCTTGGCAATCCAGAAATGAAGTGATATTTGTTCACTTCCACTTTCCTCGGATAATAAATTTATTTAGGAAAACGACTTTGTATTTCTCTAACCTACTCCATTCTTGCTCGTTCACTACTTGGACTTTAAATTCAACTTTTTTATCGGTCATTGGGGCCAAATAAACCATTGGCGTACCAGCCCGGAATTCTAATCTCGCGTCTTTTTTATCCACAAAAAAGTTTACAGCAGCACCATGTTGGTCTCTGTAATTAACTATGCCGGGGACTACTCTGACAGATGGCAGTTCATCCATTAACGTCCAGTCTGCCCCAAAAAATAAAAAATGAATTCCTGTTTTTTCCCATAAAATCCAAGGAGGAGTTATTTTTACGTGGATTCTATCGCGCATACCGCCTTGGTGTTGATAGCTTGGGTGGCTATCCATATGCGAAGGATCAACAGGATTAGGAAACAGGTAATCGTAATTCCCGTCGCTTCTAGTTTGTAAAATGAAGTCAGTCCATAGGGGTATCGTCCAAGTTTTTTGGAATAGATTTATAAACCCTGTACATGTTTTCATGGTAGGCGAAGGACGGGCAATCGCATACTGCGTACGGTGATGTACGCATTGCTCTAAATTCCTCCACCACTCCGGCACGTAGCTAAAAGATTTTTTAATAGGATAGTTTTGAGCCACTACCGGCTCACGAGTAAAACAATCCACTACCACTTTTTTAGATTTAAATAAAAACATTAAAGTTCCACCCACCCCGTAAGGATGTACTTCTCTTTATCACCGATAGGAGGATTCCCCCTGTGCGTGTGCGTAAACCCGGCAGGCCAAATGATCAACCTGCCCGCTTCAGGTTTAATCCTTTTATTTAAGTACAAAAATTCTGTTTCGCCGCCTTCGTCTATATCATTCAGGTAAAGAATAAATACCGCTACTCGGGTACACTCATGCCGGGCCATATCTTCAGAATGCCAAACGTGATACCCCTCGCCGGGTTTAGTCCTTTGAAGTTTGACAGTGAAAATTTCATGACGAGCATAAGTGTTTAGAATTGAATACTTTTCTCTGTATAACGGATACGCAATAGACCAGAAAACATTAGAAAATTCATCGGAGACATATCTAAAACCTAAGTCTTCGTAGAATGCATGGCCTCTAAAATCTATGGACGAATCGCTAACTACGTGGGGCTGTCTATCAAATCCCTGTATGCGGTTGTAAGTTTTATCGATCTTGTCCCTCACTTCAAATTCATGAATAGCCGTCTTGCATAAATTCTCAGAGAAAATTCCGTCAAATACGCCAACAAAATCGTTTCCAATTTCGTACTTCAAAGACGGGTGTTTCTCAAGAAGTTCATTGTGCAACGTTTTCTTCATCATTTGATCTCCAATTCTTTACGTGTCTCGTCACGGATAAGCGTTAGCAATTTGCAAATTATGTGAGTTTGCGTACGTCGTCCGCTCGGGCCAAACTCATCAAACTCTTTTGAATACTCGTCAATTGTTTTCCAGTTAATGTATTCCAAACTACCGTCCTCGCCAATCTTCACCCACGTAATTTCTTTCTTACCGGGAGATGATCCGTCAGGATTCACAAGATAAACTTCTTCTTCGTAATCCATTTAAATCTCCTTGGCTATCGCCATCCATTCTTCTGCATACTCGACGTTGCCCCAGTCTTTGAACCAAGGCCCGCCGCGAGTGAAGTGAACGGCTTGTGGGTTCAGGCAGTCATCCTTCGTGTACCAACCTTCCAAATAGTTGTAGGTGATGGGCAAGTCACCGATGGTCGCGTCCCACAGGAACCGTAACTGATGCAGGTGCATCCCAGTCTCGCGATTCACTACCTCGGGGGTCAGTGTCTTGAGTAGCGGATGCCCACAGTTCCACAGGATCATGCTGCTCCAGTTTTTGCGTGGATACTGGTGCTGAACCCTGCCGTCCATCTTCGTTAATTCTTTCGGCTTGTAATCATGCTTGACCACACGCACCCCGTAATATGGATCCATGTAGTTCTGTAACGCAGCGATATCACCTCTCCAAAGAAAATCACAGTCCATGAACACCGCCCACCCCTCGTAATTGCACAAATGCGGCACAAGGAAACGGGTAAAGGAAAACTCTGTAGACGACAGCGGGTCATGCTCCCGCCAGTACAAGTTCCGCTCACGCAGTTCAGTCTGCTTCAGCGGCTTGATGTCCAAGAACACGGATGAGTTCCGCGCCAAAGACTCCCGGCAGACTTGATACGCCACATCCTCGCGGCTGTCCCAACCAATAAATACTTTCATAAATCATCCAAAAGGTATTTGCGATCAAAGCCTTTGAAGTGAAGGATTTTCGGGTTCTTATCTGCTTGCATTTCTTCTGGCAAACAACCGTAGTCGCTTTCGTCCACCGTTGAAGCACGTAGTTCTGAGGCAAGTACCTTCAATGCTTCCTGATCCCCGTACCACACGTGGAACTTCTCATCCATCGCATTCAAGATTTCTAACGCCCTTCCCCATACTGAGTGGTGCTTAGTCACTATCGTACAAGCAAGGTACGGATAGACTTCCATCAATGTCTTTCCGTTGTACTCCGAGAAGTCTAGTCCGCGTTGATGCGGGTTAAACTCAACATCTCGTTCAAAACTTCTTTGGCATAGCACAATATCGTTAGCGTCGATCATCTCAGTAGGGCTGACCTTCTGAGTAACGATCATGTCGGTATCAAGATAAATAGCAGGATGATCGACCTTCGCAGCGGCGTACATGCGTAACCGCTCTGTCATCAACTTGCTTCTATCCACATCATCTTCGACCCGGCGATTCACGCCCAAAACCTCTGGCGTATCCTTGTCTGTACACATTACTATGTTCGCCGTAGGGTTAGAGATTCGCAGTGAACTCACCAACTTTTGTGGGTAAGAAACATCATCACCAACATGGAAGAACACGAATGTTTCTGAAGGCTCAGCCACATGTAATCCGGCTGTCTGCTGTCGATACACTTTAAGATCTTTAACGGCGGCTTCTACCGCAGTAGTCCACGGTGCGATAACGTTTGCCTTGGGGTAAATACGCACTGAGGGATACCACAAACTTTCTCGCCCTACTCTGTGGTTCCAAAAGAACAACTTATTTGCATCAAGTAAAAACACCGGCTTCCCCATTGCCGCTGCCAGATGAACTGTTGCGTTACTAACAGATACAACAACATCGCAGCCCGCTATGACAGAAGCAAGTCCATCCAAATCCATAAAGTTATTTATGGCGTTGAACGTATGGATCTTCTTGCTGTACTTTTTCTCAAACTTATCGATCTCAGGCAAGACATCTGAGTATTGAAGATTGACAAACTTAACACCTTTGATCTCGAAGAATGGTAAGAGTTCTTCAAGAGAGATACTTTTGTGCGGACCAATTACGTTGGCCTTACTTATCCATGAAATGCCTATAACGAAGTCATCATCCGTAAAGGCCGCCGCCTTGCGGAGTAAGTCACGCTTCTCAAGGTCAGGTTTGAAATAAGACTTCGATATTTTTTCGGGTATATCAGACAGCCGCTTAATGAAGTGCTGCGATATGCTGCCCATAGGTAAATGAGCAGACTTCTTCCCCAACTTACATCGATCAGTTGGGCCGATAAATTCAACGTCAGGAAAAGACCTTTTATACATCTCAACAAGACGGAAATCGACCATCACAGTAAGTCTTTTAACTAACTTCTTGATCAATGGTATGAACGTAGAGTATATGATCTGATCACCCACCCCTTGCTCCTGCCATACGATTAAGTGATCGCACTCCATCCCCGGCTCCCACTGTGGTCGCGTGGTATGCAATCGGGCTGATTTGAAAGTAGTACTACCCCATCGGGCTTCATAGCCTTGCCACCCGTTTTTAAAGTCGTGCTGCTGCAAATCAAGTAGTGCTTTAGTCCACTTGATGTCTGCGCTCATGGGGTCAATCGTTGCGGCAAAATTAAAATCTTTTCTGGCGAGATGCCACCGTCGCATTTCCCAGTGACACCGCCCTCGCTGTACCACAGATGACGTAACAAACCCAACGCAATCAATCACGTTGCTGAAAACGTTCGCCGCCTCATCAAATTTATTTTCCTTGTTAGATAAATCTAGGCCACGCTTGAAGAACGCTTCCGCGATCTGTGGCAACGTCTTCTCATTCGCAGCAATACCGTCATGCACCGGGGTATTGAGTTTGGGTATCTCTGGAACTTTCACCAGTACACACTCCCACCACGTTTGGCCTTCCATTCAGGACTAGGCACGTGCGCCCATTCGTTCAATCTGCGCCATCGCCAATCACGTAAGACTCTTTTAAACCACGTAATCATGTGGCCTCCTGCGGCACAATCTGAAGGAGCGAAAACGGAATAGAGATTGCGGTCTTCCTGCCTTCACGTGGATAGATCAACGCTCTACTGAAAGACTCCACCATCATGGCATTGACAACACCTTTCTCAATTCCCTCGAAGTCGTCAAACACAAACACGGTGTCATCGTGAATGATCTTAGACAACGGTTCGATGTCCCTGTCACTTAGACGCCCGTCGAGATAAACCAGATCGACCCTTACCTTCTTCTCAGCCATGTCTGCAAACATCTCGTGTGAAGGCTTCTTTCGATACTGAAAAATGTTCGGCGCATCTAGATCAATATCGTTGGAGTGATCACAGGTGTAAATGTCCACCAAACGCTCCATCGCCAAGTTCATCACATGGGTAGATACGCCAATAAACGTTCCTACCTCGGCAATGGTATTAGGCTTTAAGAAATTGACGACCTTGTACAACTCAAACGCATCGTCAATCGGCACAGACCCAGTTTTGTACTCGGCTTGCGACCGCAGGGCTTGCTGATCTTCAACAATCTTCTCAATCTTTTCGTACGGGAAGTCGCCCACCTTCTCATCAATGATGCCCCAGAGAATATCACTCAATCGCTTGCGACCAATTAAAATTGGATTCATTTAGATGACCCCTTCAGTGCTGTATCTTCGCGTTCTTTAAGTAGAGCATCGCTCATCGCGTAAGACATTCTTGCTACTTCTTCGGGGCGCAGGATAACTCCGTGCGAGATGATGTAACCTTGCATCGCCTTGGCTGCAAAGTAATCCCGCAAAGTCATGCCATGACCCCACCATTTAAGACGTTCTCCTTCTAATTGAGGGAACGCAAATTCATTCTTTGGCTTACCACTCATTTGCTACCTCAAAAACCAAACCAAACCATACCGGACCAAACCCAACCTTGCCTAACCCTACCCCACCTCGCCCTACCCAACCTAGCCGAACCTCACCTAACCCCACCTTGCCCTACCTTATAAAAATTTCTCGCCAGAGAAACCAAACCACACCTCACCAGACCGCGCCTAGCCATGCCACACCTAGCCTTGCCTTACCAGACCGCACTCCATAAAATTTCTCGCCAGAGAAACCAAACCATACCGAACCTCACCGAACCCCACCCTACCGTACCCCGCCCAACCCCACCGGACCGGACCACACCCCACCCCACCAAGCCAGACCTTGCCGGACCGTGCCCCACCGCACCGCATAAAAATTTCTCGCCAGAGAAACCATACCTTACCGTACCTCACCGGACCCAACCCCGCCCTACCGCGCCCGACCCCACCCCGCAGGACCACGCCAGACCTCACCAAACCAAACCCCACCTCACCATGCCAAACCTCGCCCGACCCCACCGCATAAAAATTTCTCGCCAGAGAAACCAGACCTTACCTCACCAAACCCAACCCCACCGCACCGGGCCCCGCCTTGCCTCACCTCACCACGCCTGACCCTACCCTGCCCCGCCAAACCATGCCGCGCCTCACCCGACCCGACCAGACCTCGCCTGACCAAGCCCTACCAGACCTCGCCTCACTTTATCTCTTCAAACTTCGTCACTCTAAAAGTCCCAAAGGGACCGCGTTTCTCTGGCCTAAAGTCACCGATACCCATGCTTTCACCTGCTTCATTAAGCAAGCGATGTGCGTCCTCTGAAGACAGCATCTGATCATTGAGCAACAGACGGAACTTCGCGCCCCACTGATCAAAGCGGGGGCGATATCGCATCACGCGCCCTTTCGTTGCCGGGATAGTCACCGGACGGCTGTCTACTTCAAAATTCTTCGCGGGTTTACCGTCTTCGTCCAAGATCGTTACGGTGTCAGTCTCCATGCGTACCGCAGACGGCACAACAAATTTTAGAGTCTTACGTGAACCACGCATTTTATGGTTCACACCGGCATTCGCCATCGTTGCAGGAACAGAAAACGCATTAAAGTAATACGTCCCATCTTGCGCGATGTAAGCGTTCTTCGTCGCTTCGTCACGCGGATTCATACTATCCACCATGACACGGCGAGTTGCCTTGCCTTGTTCTGACTGTTCCGCAAACTTGTGAATCAAGAGCGGAGTGTTACCACGGATTTCAACGTCAATAGTTTTCATGTTTGCTACCTCTGTTATGCGCTCTTACGAGCGGCGATTTCACGATTAAGATAAAACGCAGCCTTCTCCAGATCCTGCACCGGATCGGAGCCATCCTTCTTGCCGCAACGCACCACGTACTTGATGACGTTACCCAAGCGATAGTTCAAGTCCTTCGCTTCGATGAAGTCGAGCGTCTCGACACCACCAGACTTGTAGTGTAGCGGCTGATTGACGGGATCATCAGCAGGAATTAAATCCCACAAACCCGGCTTCGGCTTTCGCTCGACCGCATCCACCGCCTTCTTCATCTCAAACAAATCTTTGATCAAACGAGAGCGGGGGCTTTTGAATTGAGCCTTCTTCTCAGGCTTCTTAGCAGTCTTTTTCTTTGATGTCCATCGCACGGTGTACACGAATGACGGTTTTACCTTTGCGATCTTGGTTATTTCTTTGACTGTTCTGCCATCTTTCAATAGCGCCAATACTTGCTTTGTCTTCGACATAACTCATCAACTCCTTGCG